GTGGGACGAGGAAAATAATTGTTGTTCAATGTTAAATTTAAAAAATATATTTTAGGAGGTAGCAAATGAAAGATTATGCTTTTCCAGACGAGAGAAGGATTAACATAATCTTGCTTATATACGCTGTGCTGGAGGAAGTAACAGTTGATGAAGCGTTTGAATTTTTGCAGCACGATCATAAAGTAGCAAGTGGCGGCCGTAAAAAGCCTTTCACTAATAGTGAAATAGTCAGGCTGCACAATGAGTTGAATTTAACCTTTACAGAGATAGCAAAGATATATGGTGTTGCTGTATCGACAGTTACTAGGAGGTACAAAAAGGAGGTAGAGAATGAGTAATAAAAATAATAGTGGTTCAGGAATAGGTTATTTATCTGCATTAGAATTGATATTCATAACTTTAAAATTAACAGGCTATATTGATTGGAGTTGGTGGTGGGTTTTTGCCCCTACCTGGATACCATTAGGAATTGCAGGTTTGATATTTATTATAGCTTTAATAGCTCATTTATAAGGAGGTAGAGAGTGAAAAAAATTAAATTTAGAGCTTGGAATGATATAAGCAAAGAAATGTTATATCATGGTAAAGATATACAAGGTTTGATATGGTGGAATGAGTTTGGTGAAATTCAAAGTTTAGCAAAGGCAGAATTAATGCAGTCAACCGGTTTAAAAGATAAAAATGGCAAAGAAATATATGAAGGAGATATATTGGCTGCACCACATACCTATAATATCGAAATAATTTATAGAAATGGCAGTTTTTTAATGAAATTTTTTGATGATATTGGGGAAAAATGCGAATATCATCTAAATAAAGAATTAATTGAACAAGATGATTTAGAAATTATTGGCAACAAATATGACAATCCCGAGTTGGAAGAAATGATAGGAGGTTAATTATGAAACCAGAAAGCGGAAATTAGAATGGAGGTTAAAATGAGAGAAATTAAATTTAGGGGTAAAAGGCAAAAAAATGGAGAATGGATATATGGTTCTTATATAAGCAGAGGCCATCATAATTATCTTTATGATTTGATAATTGACGATAAAAATAGAAAGAAAGCTGTAATGATGAAAACAGTAGGTCAATACACAGGCTTAAAAGATAAAAATGGTAAAGAAATATATGAAGGGGATTTCATAAAAGCAGAGTGGGGTATAGGAAACGCTGATTATAGAATAGTTGGTGAAGATGGATTGCCAGAATTTTATCATTGGTTTATTGAGTATTGTTTTGAAGAAGATAATTTAGAGGTTATCGGCAACAAATATGAAAATCCAGAGTTGATAGAAAATGAGGAATAAAGCAGAAACTGAACTATCAGTATTAGCTGATATTGAGAGGAAGGTTAATTATCTTAGGTATAATATAGGTGGGGACAGAAAAGAGGATTATGAAAACTTGAAGATGAAAGTTAGTAGGCTGAAAGAACAAATTAAGGGGGAAAATTAATGTTTAATATTAAAATTACTACAGAGGACGTAGCTTTGCATAATGTTAATGAGTTTCAAGAATTTATGACAAGAGCAGAAATAGATAAGAAAGAAAACATAAAATTGTTAGAAAATGAAGGTTGGAAAATAGAGTTTGGCTATCAAACAGATGTATTTGGTATTGAAGAAGATACTGTTATTTGTTTTGCCACTAAAGAAGTGGGAGAAGATAAGCGAGTGCAGTTCATAAGAAAAGCTAAAGTAGCACCAGGAGATATTTATTTAGCTGAATTGGGCGAGTATTTAGCGTTAAGCAGGATAATCACGGCTATTAAGGGGGAGTAGAATGATACACGCTAAAACTAAAAAAGAAATATTAGAATTGAATTATGAGAAGGGCGGAAAGAAAATTAAGGCGACAATAGATATTAGTGATATGCAGCCAGGCGAGATATTAGAAGAAGTGAAAAGATTAACAGGGAAGGGGTAAAAATGTCTGAATATAAGAGTAGAGAATTTTGCAGAGATATAGAATGTATTATGCAGGTTGGAATTGATGAAGGAATTGCTGTAGATTTATCGAAAAAATATTGCCACGAATACTGTAAGGCTTATTTATTTCACAAGTGGCTGCAGGAACATGATTATAAAATAGTCAAAGCTAAAATTTTAGAGGAACACCAAGAAATGGACAAAGAATTTGAGGGTATATCTGAAATGATAGAATATACACCAGAAAATGCACCAAGAGAAGTTTTAAATAAACTTTTAGATGATATTAAGGACATAGCAGATACTAATTATGGAAAATGGAGGAATGTAGAAGATGTTGAATAGAATTTGTTTAGTTGGCCGGCTGACAAAAGATCCTGAACTTAGATATACAGGAAATGGCACTCCAGTATGCAATTTTCGGATAGCCTGTGAAAGAAATTATACCAATCGGGACGGCGATAGAGATGTAGATTTCATTAATATAGTTACCTGGCGGGGATTAGCTGAAAACTGTGCCAGGCACTTAGGAAAGGGGCGTCTTGTAGGGGTTGACGGGTCCTTGCAGATAAGAAAATCAGAGAATAATAACCGCACTTATATTAATCCAGAGGTTAAAGCTGATAATGTCAGATTTCTTGATTTTGCAAATAACAATAATCAGGAAAAGCAGCCGTCAGTATCAGATCAGCATAAAGAAAGAGTAGAAAAAACTTTGAAAGGAGAAGAACAAGACCAGGAATTTGATGATAACTTTAATGCAGATGATTTTGATATACCGTTTTGAAAAAGGTGATTTAAGTGGCGGAAAAAATTGTAGGTAGTAAGATAACCAGAAGTAGATCAGAAAAATTAAATATGAAGAATGACTATATAGCTTTATTAGATGATGTAGAATTAGATTTTAGTTGGAGGCAGGAACAAATACCAAGGGTAATTAAGATGTGGGAGGAAGGTTATAGTCTGGAGAAAATCTCAATCGAAATGAAAAGACGAATAGAAGATGTTTTTATTCTTCTATATGATTTATCTTTGAAAGAGAAAATCAAAGCAAGAAAAGGGGGCCTATTTGGCAGCAGGGAGGACGAGTAATGTTTAGAATTAGAGTAAGCAATCACGCCCATAGCAGGTGGACTGAAAGAGTCGGGAAGTTTTGGAAAAAGAATAAGATAGCGGGTTATATATCTACCCGCTTTCTCCCTAAGTTAAGGCAGGGAATTAAGCCGTATGTTATTAATAGACAATCGTTTTACTTATTTTTTACAGGGGAAATTAATGAGAAGCTGGTGTTTTCAGTATTGACTCCTGATAGCAGCGGACTCTGGAGCGGTTGGACCGTGGTTACCGTTATTACTGATGAACAGATAGACAACATTAATGGATATTATGATGTATTATATCAGGAGGTTACGGGAAATGAACAAAAAAGTAATCAAGCTGAAAGAATACAAAAAGTTAGCAAAGAGAAGGCAGGAACTCAAGAAAAGAGAGCGGGCGTTGATCCGATACCTGATGAAGTTAGCAAAGGAGGACTAATGGACCTTACAAAAATTAAGGAAGATTTGAGAGAAGAATATCCAGGACTGCCTAATTATATGATTGATAGGATAGCAGAGGAAGCTGCAGCAAAGGTAGAAGCAGAAGATGATTAATGAGATAGCCCGCTGGTTAGTAATGATATGCTTTATAGTAATGTTTATTGCTGCAGGTGGTAGCAAAAGGAGGTAGCTAATGAGTAGCACTTTAAGAGGATACGATAGGCATAAATCTGATTATTATGTAACACCTATAAAACAAATTGTGAAATTTCTAAATGAATTTCAAAAGATAGAAAAAATAAACGGGGTTATATTAGATCCCTGTGCTGGGGGGGGATAAAGAACACACAATGAGTTATCCAGCAGCTTTAAAAGAAATTGGCGTAAAAAATAAAATAAAAACTGTTGATATAAGAAAAGACAGTAGAGCGGAAATAAAAAATGATTATTTAAAATTAGATTGTGAAGGTCTTTTTGATATAATTATTACTAATCCACCTTTTAATATAGCAAGAAAAATTATTGATAAATCTTTAAATGATGTTAAAGAAGGTGGTTTTGTTATAATGCTGTTAAGATTAAATTATTTTGGCAGCCAAAAAAGATTTGATTTGTGGAATAAGCATTTGCCTAAATATTGTTTTGTTCATCATAAAAGAATGAGTTTTACTGATGATGGGAAAACTGATAGCATAGAATATTGTCATATGGTTTGGCAAAAAGGACACAATCCAGAGTTCACAAAATTAAAAGTCATTTAGGAGGTAGTTAATATTACACGCTGGAATAACCTGACTAGAGAAAAAGCCCGCAAGTTAGGGATAGAAGGCTTTTATGAGTTGCACCAAATGGAAATGAAGGAAGCCGACAGTATTAATGATCTATTAGAAAAACAGGAGAACAAAGAAAAAGACCAGGATTAAGCCCCTGGTCCTTTCTTTTTGAGTATAGCAGCCACCACCAATAGCCCGCCAGTTATCAATATATAATTAGTTATCGCTGTCATATTGTAAAGCCCTGACTAATTCTTTTGCTGCAGGCTCATCAATCTGGCCTGATAGCCATAGATCATCTATTACCTGTTTTGTCTGCTCTATTGCTTCTCTTTCCTTAATACCTGGTAGTTTATAATATTTATTGGTCATTCTGCTGCCTGGGTCCTGGTGGCCGTTCATTATCTTTGACATATGAGATTTGCTAACTCCTATTAATTTTCCCATTTCCTGCTGGTTGAGATTTCTTTCTTCCATATATTCTTTAATTTTCTTTGTGATTTCGTGCATTATTACCCTCCTTAATAGCTGCTCTGATTTCATCTGCTAATTCGCTGTCTACCTGATCTAGTGCTGTTAATATTCTGGCCGCTTGGTCTGTTGTTAATTCTGATATAGCGATTTTATATTCGCCGTCAAAATATCTTAATACTTTCATTCTTCCACCTCCTAGAATTAAAAAGTAGGTATAATTACCCACTAGATAAAAACTTTTGCCTTGTAGAGCGGGTAGTTTTGAGTGATACCCAGCACCTGGAGCAATTAACGCAAGTCTGCTGCATATTTTTCAAGAGTTTTCCAATCTTCATTTTCAAAAGCTGTTTTCATTTTGTCAGCTGGTTTGACTTCAAAAGGATCTGTTTCCTGCTTTTCAAATGCGACAAATACACGGTTCAGGTATAACCAGGCAATAGTTATCTTATTTTTGAAATCGTGGTCCCTATTAATATAGTCTAATAATCTTCTTTGTTCGTCATTAATTTTGTCAACATCAAGCCTGATAATCGGATTAGAGTTATATTTTGTCTTTTCATCGGTGTATATAGCCTGGTCTTTCCAAATCGCTGCAACTCTGCCCCTTAGATAACCTCTGTCGTCAACCTTGTAGATATATGCTTTTCCTATTTCCTTATCAAAATCAGCTATAGTCATTTCTGCTGTTGCTGGGTCGTTGCTTTCTTGCCATTCTTCTTCCTCTGCCTGCATTAATAATTCGTCTATACTTAATAATGGACTTGCATTATCTTTATACCATTCAAACCCCTGCTCTTTTGCTTCCTCTAGGACCTTCTCCATCATAGTTTTTTCACGCTTAGTCATTATTATTTCCTCCTTTTGGATTGATAGCAGCCAGCCACAACTGGCCGCTTAATTATTAATTCTTGATTACCTGTTCAACTCCTGCTAATAATTTGGATAAGTCGCCACATAATCAGCCCAAACTACAATCAGGTAATACCAAAACCCGCCACCAATAACTGCAGCTAACAAGTATATAATCAGATCTTTAAATTTTCTCATATTCTGCCCCCCTCCTGGAATAGATTATCCTGCCGCATAACCTGACCCTCTCCGCAGATCATTCGCTTTCTTTCCGCTTCTGCTTTCGTGGCTGCTTTTGCTAATATCAAACCCTTGTTGTCAACTACAAAATATCGTGGCCTGCAGCGACCTGTAAACTCGTCAAATAATGGATTCCGCTTCATATTCATAATTACGCTCCTTTGCTGATGTAATATTCAGGCTCTATGCTTTCAGCCTGGACTTGTATTTCCTCCAGGACCTGCAGCACTTCCGCCAGTTCCTCAACACTTCCTGTCCTGCCTAAGTCGTTAATATGTCGGACTAATCTTTCAAGTAACATTTGGCTGTAGTCTTTCATTATTTTTGCACCGCCTTATAATTTTGATATTGATAGCTGTTAGTTAATTCCTCTGATAATCTCATTGCAATTTCTTTCAGGCTGTCGCTTGTAATATCGCTTGAAGGTAGGCCGTCTTTCTTGCTGATCCAGGTTAATTGATACTTATTTGACCGCTTAGCACAAGGCGAGAATATTAATATATAGTGCTTATTCTCAAATTGTGCAGCCCTGCTGTCAGTTATTACTTGCTGCAGATACTTATAACTTAAATCATAACTATAGCCGTCAAACTCCCATTCCTTTGGCTTCATTTCCATTACTGGTTTTTTTGAAAAATACTTTTCCATAATTTCACCCCTTTACATTTGATTTGAGAAAAATTAAAACTTAATGCAGCCTGCCAGTCATCAGGACCTGACAAGCTGGATAAATTTTAATAGCCTTTTGCGTAAAATTCGCCAGCACTTTGCAGCTTATCCTGATAATCTGCTTTATCATCAAAAACAATTATATTTAAATCGCCTTCGCAATAAGTGAAAATCGCTTTTAAATCATCATTTTTAAATACTTCCCTTAAAGCATTGGACCAGTCCCAAACCTTTTCGAAATTAAATAGTTTTGCCATAACTACAGGCCAGTTACTTTCTTGAAAATCAGGCTTAAAACCTCTATAAAGTCGGCTTTCTTCTCTAACTTCAACCTTTTGCATTAAAGTAGTTATTACATCAATTTGGTGGTCCTCTGCCCTGGCTATACTCATAAAGTCCTTATATTCTTGAGTGATTTTGTCCCCTGCTGTTTTCTTTTCATAAGTAGTCATTATTTAACACTCTCCTTTTAGATTTTTTCTAGCTTAAAAGCTAGCTCCTGCAGATCTTTCAGGACCTGCAAGAGTTAACCGTTAAGGTTAGATTAAACCTTTTTCTTTGAAGCTAATATATTGACTATCAGCTATAATAATGTGGTCCACAATATTAATTCCTAATATATCGCCACCTTTGACTAGTTTTTTTGTTATGCTGACATCATCACCGCTTGGTGTTGGGTCGCCGCTTGGGTGATTATGACATAAGACTATACCTGCAGCATTTTGCATTATTGCCCGTTGAAAAACTGTTCTAGGCTCAACTATCGAAGAAGATAATCCACCTTTGTGGACCTCAAAAACTCCGGTTACATTATTTTTGACATCTAATGTTGCCATCGCCAGCACCTCTTGACCTCTGATATCCATTTCTAGTACCTTATTGAAAAATTCAGCTGCCACTATTGGATTGGTTATTTTTTCATTGTCTATTGCTTGATAATCCACTTCTTGCTCCTTAACTAACCTAATATCAAACTTTGTAATTTTCATTATTATTTCCTCCTTGAAATTTGTTTTTTCTTGATGTTAACTTCATTATATAGATAGTAGAGCAGTTATTCAACTTCTATATTCTAGCTTATAGACTGATTATATTAGATTATAGCCGTCAAACCTCCAAAATACTCTATTATTCTTAGTTATTTGAATTACTCATAATAAGTTATATTTTGCAATTAGCAATATAAAAGCATATAATAATAGTAGAGATAGGACCTGCAGCAACAAGCAGAAAATTATTTCAGGATAGAGATAACCTGAGAAGGTTTTTCTCTGACTCTTGCAGCAGATCTTCAAAAAAGATTTGCGGAAAGAGAAAGAACTTTTCTTTTCTTTTATATATTTTCTTTTCTTTTGAAATAGAGATTAATATAGATTATTAGATTACTATTAATATATTAAGTAGGTGAAATTATGGCAAGACCTCCTAAATATACTCCTGAAGAATTAGAGGAAAAAATTCAAAGTTATTTTGATAAGAAGTTAGACCCTGACAAAAAAATTAACTTCTGCAGCATAAGAGATTTATGTGCTTTTTTAGAAATAGATAGGCAAACTTTCTATAATTATAAAAATAAGGCCAGTTATTCGGCAGTAACAAAAAAGGCTGAAAATACTATTTTGACTATTTGGGAGCAACAACTCTTTCTCCCTGGGCGAAATACTACAGGAGCTATTTTCTACCTCAAGAACTTTGGAGGAATGGCAGACAGGGTAGAACATCAGCACCAAGTTAGTGGATCAATAGACCATAATAAGGTCAATAAGCTAGAAGAATTAGATGATGATACCCTTCTACAGCTATCTAAGGCAGTAGATATGATAGAGCAACGGCAAAATGCAGTAGATGTAGATGATATTGAGGAAGAATAGCCTATAATGAAGGTAAAATATTCGTAAAATCTATGTTTTGCGAAGTTTTTCAGTTCAGCAATATAAATGAAGGTAGGGGGAGGGGTGAGTCGGTATCGGTATCCTATAATATATATACCTCTATCAAACCAATATAAAATTTTAAAAAGGGTGGTTAATTTTGGAAATGGGAATGAGTAGCCAAAAACAAGGGACTTTAGGGGAAATAATTTTTTTGAAAGAGGCTGTTAAAAGGGACTTGAAAGTATCAAAGCCATTTAGCCATCATAATAAATATGATTTTATAATAGATGATGACGAAAATCTTTATAGAGTACAAATAAAATCTTGTAGAATGGAAGGGAAAGGTAATGGATATAGGGTTAGAATATGCAACGGGAATGGTAGTTATGGAAAGAAAAGTGCTTATGGCAAAAATGAAATTGATTTTTTTGGCATTTATCTAGTCCCTGTAGAAACCTGGTTTATAATACCTAGAAAAGCAACTGCAAATAATAAATCAGTATATTTGTTACCTAATGATAAAAGTTCTAAATATGGTAAATATCAAGAAAATTGGGGTTTTGAATATTTTTAGTACAAAGTGGAGGTTTGAAATCACTCAAATATATATTTTTTAGCTTTTAAAAGGGGTGTATTTATATAGAATAACCTTATAAAAGGGTTAACATAAGGAAATATACCTTTAAGCAGTAAAAAATATTAAAAAATAGTATATAGGAGGTTTGAGCAAGTGAAAGAAGTTGAACAAGTGCAGCCTATTATGGTAGCCAGGTGTCCTAATTGTCATTACACAGATGAAATAGATAAATACGAGCAATTTTGGCAGGAGTTTGAAGATGGGAAAACAAAACGAATGAAGATTTGCCCTAAATGTGGGATTGTATTTGCTCATAACATAAGATATATAGGCGACGAATTATATAGAGTCGCAGAAGGATTTGGGCTTATAGGAGAAAAGGACGGTTTTCACAGATGAAATACAATGGTATGGAAATAGTGTCAGATGGTAGTTTAGACAGTTCAGAGAAGGAAACGGTAATAGTATTTGATAGGAGGACAGTATCAGAGGACGGCACTATGGATATTTCTAGCTTTGACAGGATAGTGGTCGAACATTTACTCCAATCTCCTAATTTTGTAGTAAAAAAGCTGCACTATTCCTATGTAGAGGACGATATATGTATAGTTGGTGTTGATGGCAGACTTCCTTTAGGCCATTTAAGAATAAAGCAGGATTGCAAGACCCCGAATAATGTTAGTTTTACACTTTCAAAGCAGTTTTAAGGAGGGCAATATGAATTTTGGTAAAGCATTAGAAGAATTAAAAAAAGGCAAAAAAATTGCACGAAAAGGTTGGAATGGTAAAAATATGTGGCTGTGCTATATGCCACCTGTAACTATTGAAGAAAGCATGGTTAATGGTAGAAGCAGAAAATTTTTACCAGAAGGGAAAGATTTAGAATGTCAGGGGTATATAGTTATGTGGACCGCTGGCGAGAAATGGCAGCCAGGGTGGTTAGCTTCACAACCTGATATGCTATCAAACGATTGGGAAGTTGTTGAATAATGTTAGTTTTGTCTTATCAAAGCAGTTTTAAAGGGGGATAAAATGGCAAAATATCGAAAAAAACCAGTTGTTATTGAAGCTATACAATTTAAGTTGATAGAAAAAATACCTTGTAAACACGGAATAGCAAAAAAATATAATGATTTAGAAATAGCAGAATTTATGGATAAAGCTATAAGAGTTAAAACTATACCAAATGGAAGTTCAGAGGGAAAAATTGAAATTGAAACTTTAGAAGGAACAATGATAGCTAGTGTAGGCGATTACATCATTAAAGGTGTTAATGGCGAATTTTATCCTTGCAAACCTGATATATTCCATAAGACTTATGAGAAGGTGAAATGATGTTAAGACTATTCAACGCTTTACTTTTAGCTGGGTTGTTAGCAGGTATAGTTATGTGGATTAGTGTTTAGGAGGTAAATATGGACAACGAGGAATATGCCAAAATGGTTATGAAAGAAGCTAAAAGTATGGACGATTTAGGAATGAGGATAGAAAAAGTATCAAGAAAAGAACTAAGAGCAAGAGTTAACGAGGAAATAAGGCACGAGATTGGTAGGGAAATATTAGTTGGAGATTGTGGACCGTCGCCAATAGAAGATATACCAGTAATTGAGCCAGATAATAGTCCTTTAATGCGAATGTATAAAGAAGCAAAGCAAAAAGCATTTGTAACTGATACATCTCAAATGGAAAGAGAACATCGGGTTGACGCTTTAAGATATACTTGTGGAGGTATTGCTAATTTTATGGGACCAACAAAGGAGGAAGGTAATATGACAGCAACAGGTATGAGGGCAAATGAGCCGAGAGAGCCAAGAGAAATGTGGAGTCTTTATCAGGTTTTAGCAGTTGAGAAAAGTCAAGTAGAAAATAT